CATAAACGGTTACGAGGTCGCCTTGGTAAATGGCCCCGGACTGGTTATCAGCAATCTCATATCCGTACTGTTTTTGACCACCAGTAGCGGAAAGATTGCCAAGAGGACGCAGACCAAAGGGCTTATCGACGTTTGCCATTTGATGGTTCCTTCACAAAAAGATTTGATTAGCCGCCTTTTGAACCACCAAACGACACCCGCGACTTGCGCGTAGGACGTTCGATGATCATGCTCGAATGAGCATTAGACTTCATTAGTTCATTATCAGCGGCCTGCAATTGGTCGTTCGCGCGATCTTGGTAATACGCGGTACGCTCTTGCACAGTCTCGTCCGGGATACGCGCAAGCAACAGCCCGCCCACGCCAATAACACCAGCATGGCGGCCGTCTTCAACCGTCGGCACATGGTAGTCAGGGTATTCTTCCCCACGAACCAGCTCGTACCCTTCACGGAGACGACCTGCAATGTTCGTGCGGTCTTCTACCCCGCCTGCCTCTGCCCGAATCCAACGGTGTTGATATCCCGGGGGAGGTGGAGGAGCATCAAGTCGGGACGGGGGAGCCCAAGGTTTACGTCGCGCATTCTTCGAACGAGATTCGGCCTCGCGAGTCGTGCGATTAAGACTAGGTACTGTGACGTTACTCATGCTCTCACTCCTTCACGTACTTGGCGTATTCCTCAAGCGGAACACCCAGCTTTTTGGCAATTGCCACTTGACTTGGCGTCAGTTTGACAGTGCGGCGCGCATTTGAAATTCCCGAAGAGCGGGAAGCAGGTGCCACAGCCTGCACGTTTCGCTGTGGCCTGTTTTGGGTTGGCGCAGTTTCTTGTTGAAACTTTTGTGGAAAAGTTTCACGGATTCTGCGATCCAGCTCATGATAATACTCGTCTGAACTGGCGTCAAACCCCTCACCTTGAATAAGTTGTTTGTGGATTCCCCATGCCGCGTGCGTCATGGCAGTATCGCGCCCATACCAAGGATTACGCTCGGCCCAATCCTCGACCCTGGGGTCAACCTGACGCGGTTGCTGCGGCTGCGGCTGCTGTTGTGCCGAAGCCTGTTGCGCGGCTAATTGCTGCTGATACGCCTGTTGCTGCGCGGTTTGACTCTGGATAGAGGTCTGCTCATTACTGAGCATCGCCAGCCGCTGCAGCGCCTCGGTTTCAGTATCTACATCGTTTTCTTCTCGAGCCTTGCGAATAATTTGCTTAAGCGCCACTACCTGCGTCTCAATACGCCCGGTCGCCTCCGCTACCCGCTGCTGGTCAGTATTTAAATACTGCTGCTCGAGCTGTTGCGCACGCGCTTGCACACTGCGGGCATATTCCAACGCGGCCTGTTCCCGCCGTTGGGTTTCGCGTAAGCGAGCCGTAAGCTTATCAATGCGCTTTTTTACGTTTTCACTGTAATTTTCCACCTCATTGCGGTGGTCTTGAGCACCTTGCGTATCGGCACTGGTATCAACCTCTGGCGGCTGGGGCTCGTTAAGCAACTCGGCGTTGCCATCTTCCCCAATCTGGACGGAGGCAGGCTCTTCGTCTTCTCCAACTTTAAACTCCAAATCAGTCTGTGTACTCATCGTGCGCTCCTTTACATGTGCAGAATATCTTCTGGGTCGTTTACAACACCCAAAACCTCGTCATCGTTGATCAGACGAATCTCGCCTCCATCAATGGGAATACGCGCTCCCGCGTACCGTCCAAAGATGATCCAGTCACCTTCCTTGCACCACGCCCCGGTCGGGAACTTGTCCCCGTCGGCATAGGCCAAATCACCCATTCGCAAGACATATCCACAAACCGTGGAAAGCTGCGTCTTTTTCTGGGTCTCCTCCGCCAACACAATGCCTCCCCGGGACTTTTCAGCTCCCCGGTACGGCAAAATGGCAATGCGCCACCCTGTCGGCCTCGGAATGGTGTCAATAACGGATTGATCAAGCTTCTCAGGATCAAAACCGTGCTCTGTATAGGCATCCTCCAACGCAGGCGCTTTATTGGCCGATTCTTCTGCCCATTTGCGCTCCAACGCGGTCATACCCATCGGTGGTGTTGCAACTTCGACTTCCATGGTGCCCCTTTCAGGTTAAAAATCCTCGTCGCCCGTGGCGTTCTTAACAAGCACTCTCACGGATTCTTCGACCAGACTTAAACCTTCAAGGCGTCCCATCATGAAACGATAACGCTCCATGTCGGCAATGCCTCCACTCAGCACAATGTCTTGGGCCTGTTGACGGTGCTTTCTGATTTCTTTCAGAATTTCTTCTGCAAACTCAAGCATGGTCATTTCCATGAAAAGCAGCCGGTTTACCGCACCGGCTGAGAGCGCTACTACAGATCAGTATATCTTTACTGGACGGTTCCCATCCTTCTTTTTCACAATCATCGCCGGCCCCTGCACGCCCTTGGCCTTCTTAATTACATCCCCACCCTTGGCCATTTTGCGCGATTTTCCAGCCTTGTCATAAGCAATTGCGGCCGCTTGTTTAGCGGCGGCAGCCTTGCTCTTGGGCCTGCTGGTACCGATTTTGCCCGTTTCCTTGTACGCCCCGACCATCTCTCCAATATTGGAGCTAATAGTCTTCTGGCTAGACCCCTTTTTAAGCGGCATTTTGCCCTCCCCTGGGTAATGTCTGCACTTTGGCGGCCTGCAACGCCAGCCGCTGCTGGTCAATCTGGTTACGCTGCTGCAACCGCTGCTGATCCAGCGCCAACCGCTGCTGATCAATCTGGTTATCGGCCTGATCGGCCGCTGCACGCTGCTGCAGTTCCTGTTGCTTCAACGCAACGATTGGGTCTTCGCCACCACCAGTAAACTGGTCCTGCATCGTTCGCACATCCTGCATGTACTGTGCGATACGCATGGCAATCATGCCTTCTTTCTGAATTTGCGAAACCATCCGGTCAGGATCAGTCCCATACGCTTTAAAAAGGTCGGCTTCCACATCTTCTTCTGCCTTTAATCGTACGTGGTCAAGAATGTGGCGCTGCAACATCATGGCTGACATCGGATTTGCCTGCAAAATGGGGGACAACCCCATCATCAGGTGCGTCGCAATGTGCGCATCATGCTGCTGGCCGGCGAATGCCTTCAACTGCATGTTGTTAAGTACATCCGCGTTCTCCGTCGCAGGATCACGCGGCATCTGCGTGTTCTGCGGCAGCAAAATCCCGTCAATATCCCGGACATTGAGCGCCGCATACACACGATAGTAGGCCTCGTACATGTTGTGCATGTTCGGAGCCGACTGCGCAAGCTGAAGTTGCATCTGCGCAAGCTGAATACGCTGCGCCGTGCTGAAAATGTTCGGGTCTGCCACCGGCAACACCGAAACCATGTCATTGAAGTCCGCACGCTTGATCTTGCGACTCGCGCCAGGCACTTCATAGGGGTACTCGTCGGGAAGAAACGTCCCAAAGCCCTCAAACAACAGCCGAAACTCAAGCGTCTGCGCATAATGCATCCGCTTGTGGATGCTGGACATGACCATCGAGCCCCGTTCCAGGAGCGCCAGCGTCGTTCCGACCTGCGCGTACTGGTTTCCGTCGCCCACCTGCATGTCAGCCGTGCTGGAAAGCCGCTTTCCGGCGTCTACAAGGAAGCCCAACAGTCCAAACAGCACTTGGCTCGGCTCTTTGTACGGCAAAGGCAACAAAGAAGCCGAAATTTCCGCTCCACCCACGTCAATATCGCGCCATTCACCCGGCTGAATCGGCGTGGAGTCGTCCGCAATCCTCGCGCCCTTCGCTTTGAAGCCCGCAGGAAGGTTTGCAAGCGTTCCCGCGTCGATCAATTGACGCAAAGCGCTGCTTGCGCCCTTGGACAAGCCCCCAATCAGGTGCACAAACCCCAATCCATACGCCCCAGGGCCCTCTATAAGCACGTAATGGATGAAATAATTACGCCGATTCTTCAGTTTGTCGTTTTCACGCCAATTCCGGCGGATTCCGACCACCTGCAGCGTGTCTTCAGCCAGCGTGACGACATACGGAAGCTTGATTCCAGTTGGTTCACCGTCAGAATCACAGTCTTCAAAGCCGGAAATGTCTAAATCCACCATCATTTCCAGCAGGAAAATCTCGCCAACATCGTCTGTTGGCTGCACCCCCACCGCTTTGTCAATGGCTTGCTGGATTTGGCTCGGATCGGCCGGGGTCGTTGAGCTCTCAACGTTGACATCCAGGTACTCACCGGCCACAACACGCTTGCGATAGTCGTTGGAATCCATCGCAATACGGTGCGTGATCCGCGCACATTGGCTCATGACGCTCGAACCGTTGTACGGAATGAACACATCATCAGCCAAACACAACTTTGAGACCATCCGGTCGAGCTGATAGTCGTAATACACCTTCTTGAAGGTCGAACCACCGTAGCCCGTGTAGAAAAGCAACTGATCAAACTCCGGTGTGTACTCCTCCATCACCGTCGTGATCTGGTAATTCATGAAATCTTGCACGCGAGAGGCCTGCTGGTACTTCTCGACCGTCTCTTTGCCCACGATTTGACTGCGAACAGGACCCCCAGCAGGCAACAACTCCTTAAACGCCTGCGCCTGAAACTGCACAATGGCCTCTGTCAGCATCGGATGCGCCACGCCTGACGCTCCACGGAACGGCTTAGTACGCTCTTCAAGCTTTAGGCCCAGCAAATCTAGACCCTTGGCGTACATCTGCTCCCAATCCGAACGCGAAGACTTGTCCGCCTCGAACAAGGCAGACACTTCAATGGCCACCCGGCTCAACTCCTCCGGCTCAATCACCTCTGCAAGATTGGCGTAGAAGTCCACCTCATTGCCGGCGTCCTCGCCGATCTCAACCGTGGCACCCCCGTCATCGTCAATCACCACCTCAATGTCCATCTGAGGCCCAGGTGAGCCGATCACTACGTCCAGCACAGGCGCTTGGTTGACTGCTTTATCAATGGGCATTGCGTTTCCTTATGCGTGGGCCTTGATGAAGGACTCATTTTTATCCACAAGGCCTCCCTTCTTAAAAGGCACCCCTTGCTTCTTCAACTTCTCAGCACCCTCAACACCCCACACCACGGCGGGATGCATGATTTCTTGACCGTCACGAGTCGTTAACGTTACAGAACGGTACTCGAATCCCGGACCGAGGTCCTTAACGACCTGTTTAAGATTGTTCGGCAGCTTCTCATACAACTGAGACTGCGCCGACTCTGCTCCTGGGAACGCCACAAAATTATCCCCCCGGTTGACGGCAGCAGCAATAGCGTTCTTTGCCATCAATTGCTGGATTACTTGCGGCGAATTCTCCATCCCAGGGAAGGACTCTGCGATTGAATAGGTGCCTTCCCGGATCCTGTCAGTGATCCTATTCAAGCGGGCGGTAAGGCTTTGCAACTCACTCCGAGCCTTCGACAGCTCTTCCAACGGTGCCCCAGAAGAACGCAACTCAACAAAGTTCTTTATCAATGCATCCTGCTGCTGCATAAGCGGCTGCACAACCTCTTCGTAATCCTTCTTAGCACTTCCGCCAAGAGGCCCACGCTTACGTATGTCATCAAGCCTGTCAGATTGAAGCTCATGGACATAAATGCCCTTGACTTCCCCTACCCCTGGAATGTTTGTAGTGTGCTCACTAAAGCGGCTAAAAGAGATTGGATCAGGGCCCCCACGCAAAGCAGCATGTTGCCCGCGATAGGGAACAGATTGAGCTGGCCGGGCCCTTTCTAATACCTGCCTAAGAATCCGGTTTGCGTCATTGACCGCCTCATGTAACAAAGTTCGAAATGGCGCTAGCGATTCTTCTACATAGTTTGAAGCCGGCGGTTGCCAATATGTTACTTTGTACGCGTCATTCCCACGAGCATATGAATAGGGCTCCGGAAGAAAAAGAGACTCAAGCTCTCTTGTTGCTGTGATGCCATAGTCTGATTCAAGCTTCCTTAATATAGCCCCATGATATCTTTTTGACACGTCAATTGGGCTCATTCCGGGCTCACCCGCCTGCGCAAGTCTAGCCGCGTTATCTAACTCTTTTTTGAATGCTGGGTCTAAACTAGGATACATCAGCGCATCACGAAGGTCTTGGAAGTTCCGTTTATTCTGGTGTGCAGAAGCATATGCGTCAAAGACTTCTCTGATAGCGGGCAAAGCTTCCGGATTAGTTTTACCGTATAAGTCATCAATCTCATTACGAAAATTTTGTAGATCTGCCGGATCCCTTGGAACAGTCATGTAAGTTCTATCAATCACCGAGTCAAACTTACTAGTCAAGGCTTCTTGCTTATTAATTCCACCCAAAGGGGCATCCTGAAGAAGATGAATCACCCCTAGTGGTTTCCCCTTGTAAGGGTTGTCCATTGAGGCGTAAAAACTTTCCGCTTCAGGCGGCACTACTTGAGTACGGTAATACGCTGGATCATACTGCTCCTTGATGCGGTTAAGAAGATCAGAAGGACTAATCTTGTCCGCGTCTTTTAGGTCCGCCAAAGCCTCTTTGGCGCGACCAATCTCGTAGTCCCTGAACTTGCCTTTCAATTGCCCCAAGAACTGGTCCTTACGAACCGGCGAAGAAAGCCCCGACACAAACGTGTCCAACCGTCCCACAAAGGGCGCTTCTGCGCTAGGAAGTGGCGTAAACAGCGAACTCTCTTGCGCACCTTTAGCACCAGGAGGAACCGCGTACATCGGCTTGGCCGCACCGGAAACCACTTTGGCCAACGGGCCCGTGTCCTCCATGACCGCACGGTCAAGCTGCTTTAGCGCTTCCATGCCTCCCGACTTTATGCCCTGGCCCGCGAGCTGCGTACCACGGACAACACCACGCGTCACCCCAGCCGGGTTGACCATCGACCCCAGAAATTCGGTTAATTGTCGCGGCCCTTGCAAACGCTCTTCCTTCGTGTCCGGAGCCCGAATGCCTGCGTCGGTCAACTTCTCTTTAATCCAATCGCTGCCCAGCCACTGCTTTTCCGGCACGTTCACAAACGGACGCATCAACATCGTTGAAAGGTCCATCGGAGCACCCGCCATCACCGCCGGCACGTCCTTAAGCCCATAGATCGCTTCGCGAATGAACTCCTCGTTGCTGATGCGCGGGGGCGGCAAGTTCTCCCCGCTTCGCGCCATCAACGTCTCAGGGTCCACGATCTCGCCTTCTTCAGGAGAGCCATCGGCCCGCGAGACAGGCGTGTCTTTGTACTGACCGCCCGTCGGATCATCCGGCATCAACGACACCCGGCCGGGTTCAATCCCCTCCCGGCTGCCACGCTCCACCGCCGACATCACCGCCTGCTCCAGCTTCGCCGGATCAGACACTGTCCCGTGAAGCTCGGCCCCTAAGGCGTTGTTGTGCATGTCCGTGGGGTAATCCATCCTCGGCTTAGACAAGCCCAACCAATGCCCCATCGTGCGAAGCGGCGCTTCCTTGAACTCATGCGCCCCACCCATAAACTTCGCAACTCCAGTGCCAGTCTTGTCCGCTAAAATGGCCGCAGCCAACAAATGCCGCGCCGCATCGCGCTTGGCATTGTCCACTTTGGCCGGATACATCTCACGCGACACCGTATCAGCCCACATCGTCGCGTTCATAAAAGACGGGGCGGGAAGGCCTTCCGAGTAGGAAGAAGTCTCGGCCTTACCGCCCTTATCCTTTTTTACAGAACCACCCTTTTCAAACCGCTTCACCGCCAGGCTCTCGCGCACTAGCGTGGGCTTTTCAAGCGTGGGCGCTCCAAAGGTGTTCTTACCCAACCCCTTGGCCTCGTCCGTCACCGCCCGGTGCTTTAACGCATACTGACGCGCCAATTCCCGTAGCTGCGCCTTTGCCGACTTCTGCCCCTTGGGCTTGTAGTCCTTGAGCGTGGCCAACGACTCGGTGACCATGTCCATCTCTTTCGGACTCTCCGCGCCACCCCTAGAGGGCCCCGGTCCGCGAGGCATGGCCGCTGTTGCACGCTTTTGCGGCGTCACTTGGTCCAACATCTGTCGCGCCTGGCCCACATAATCCTCAACCTTGGGGCCTTCCTCCTCGTCCGCCATATTGCTGGCATTGGCCAACGCCGTCAGCGCCTCGATACTCGCCTCACCGCCTCTAGCAAACATCCGAACAGGAGTGGGGCCATTAGGCCCGAAATCTATTTCAGGCATACGGATGTCGGACGGGGGCTCTATGCGGGGCATAGTGTCTTTCCATTCCCCAGTTGGTCCCTTAGGAAAACCCGGGGGCCGTGGCACAAGGCCCATGTCCCGCGCCCGCTCCAACAGCAGTGCCCTGCGCGTGTTCTCGTCGTAGTTGGCAATCCTACGCAAGAACTCCGGGTCAAAAGGAACACTGTATCCCGTGTCAGGACCAGGACGAATAACGGGAAGAGTAGGGACACCATAGGCGGGAGCCCCTGGACCAGGACGAACATCGTTATAGGGAAGAGTGGGGACACCATAATACGGCGGCGGCGTCGCAATCGGCCTAATTGGAATAGGCGACGTCGGAGTAGTCGGAAATGGCTCGGGGGCCGCGTAC